GAAGAAAGTTCATCAATCTGTGTTAGCTTGTCAAAGTCATTCTGTGATAGGATGCCAGCATCTAGAGCTGCCTGTAACTTTTCTACGGTATCTTGATCTTCTTTTACTGCTGACATAGGATGCCTCTTTTCTGGTGTGTAAGTGTTGTTAACGTGCTGCATGAAATTTTCGTGACTCGCGCCAGCGTGTTTGATGATCTTGTCTCTCGCATCTGGACTTTTGCCAGCACCATGAAGAGAGCGAAACTTGTCTAGCACTTTGTCTCTGTGTGCAGGAGAAACTTCGTGTGACTGACCGTTTTCGAACTTAATCTTGGGAGCACCGCGTAAGTCTTTGTGCTTCAATAGCTGACCGTAGATGCCAGGAGCTTCACTATCAGACTCAGAAGAGCTTACTTCTTTCTTTGGCTTGGGCGCAGCAGCAGTCTTTTCTGCTTTGGGCTTCCAGTCTTTTGGTGCCTTTAGAGAAATTCTTGCTTTGACTCTAGCTTCATCAACAGTTTCGACTTCTTCGGCAGTGGGCCGAGGAGAAGGAGCTTCTGCTGGTTTATTTAAATGTTTTTTAATTTGATCTAGCTGTCTTTTAACAACTAGAGGACGTTTTTCGTTTGACATTGCTGTTCCTTAAAATCTGAATTCTGTTGTATTTATTATAAACGATTTTTAGTAGTAGAACGCAACATCCAACCATTTTTTGCATGTGCATCTAAACGATCTTGCAAGAAATTACTAATCCCAGGCTGATTGTCTTTGTCTGCAATAGTCAAAGCGTTTCGAATAGATGCAATTACTACAGCATTATCTTGTAATAACTGATATGCCATGTCAACGCCCCTAGGAATAGTCAATGCATCTTCAATGCTTGATAGCTCAGAGAAACGAGAGAATGAACCTGGAGCATACTCATTTAAAGTTCTGATATGCTCTGCAATAGCATCTGTGGCTTCCCAAAGTTCATCGTAAAGCTTATTGAAGAACTTGTGATATTCAAAGAAGTCTTCACCTTCGACGTTCCAATGATAGTTATGAGTTTTCAAATACAAAGCAAATGTATCTGCCAGTACTACTCTAAGTGCATCGCCTAATTGACTCATTGTCCTGTATCCTTTACGTATTGACCATCTTTAGTTCGTACAACTACACCGTCAGTGGGCGAAACCCAAGCAACGATTGTATAACCCTTTGCTTCCCAGTTTGGTTCTTGAGAGATCAACTGTTTGTTCTGTGCAACTACAAATGGTTTTGTTTGCTTATCGTGATAATATTTATACGATAAAACATATGCTCTTACGGTTGCGTCAGACTGACCTTCAATCATCTTTTGAGCAGCAGAAATTGCTTCACTCTTCATGTTATGCATATAAGACGGATTCTGCAATACACTCTTAGGTTCTGCTGGTGCATTGTTATCTTCTTTTAGATATGATGAAAAATTTTTCATTAACAACCTGCTGAACTGCTGCTACTTTTGCCTGGAGGTGCAGAACGTAATTTACCATCTGCGCCGCGCATAAGAACATTTTTGATATTTTTCATTTTGCCAGAAGCGTCACGAATGTTCACTTCGTTAACAGCAGTGCTGCATTTACCGCAGCAATCTGGAGTGTCACACTTTGTGTGATCTTCTTTAGCTGGATACTTCTTAACAACAGCAGCATAATCATCAGCGTTTTTCTTTAGCTTATCTGCTGTTTTTGACATAGCATCTAGAGATGGCTTTAGAAACTGTGAAAGCTTTTTACGTCCAGGAGTCATAGCTTCTTCAACTTTATTCTTTTTCTTCAAAATATAATTCTTTGTTTTTGGTTCTGGACCAATAGCATCACCTGTACCTTTTGATGTATCGCCCCAGCCGCCTGAACTGCCCCATACGCCAGCTTCTAAAATCTTGCTTAGAGGGACATACTTTCTCATTGACACTTCTTCTGTTTTATAATCTTTAGCGATTTGTTCGCCATGGTCATCTTCAGCTTTAGCTTTCTTTATTGGCTCCGCCGCCTTAGCTTGCTCTGCTTTTCTTTTATTCTCTGCGTCTTGTCTTTTACGTTGATTGTCGGCAGCTAATTTTGCAGGATCAACTTTAGGCGGTTCTATTGGCTTTGAAACAGTACTTACAACAGGTGTAGGTGCTGGTGCTGGAACAGAATGTGCAGTAGAAACAGATTTGCCAGGAGCAGCAGATGCCGGAGGCAATGCTCTTGCTTGAGGAGTTGAAGTGGGTTTAACAACCGTCAACGCCGATGGTTTATCGCCTGATGGAACTTTACCAAGAGGAGCATTATGTGGTTTATACATTTTAATTGTTTTAGATTGCATTACGATGCCTTTGCTATTTTAGTCTTAACAACATTCTTTAGCTTCTTTGGCGCAGGAGTAGAAAGTCCAGTACGAACATCATTATATAGTTCTTTCACATGTGCTGGTTTCATTGTGCTTGGTGAAGCAGCAGCAAATTCTTTTTGTCTACCGTTTGTTGCGTGAGCGCGTTGACTTGATGCAGATATACCTGCTGTTCCCTCTTCATCAGGATCTCTTTCACCAGCAGAGTGTAGTTCAACTTTCTTGAAATTGTAATAGCCGTGATTACCTTTAACACCATTGTACTGATTGATAAGCTTTCTATACTCTGGATGACGATCAGAACCAGCAACCATGTGTAAATTAGTAACACCTTGCTCATGAAGTTTTGACAACTGATGTAACAATGTTGGATGCTGCGGATCAGCAACAGAAGTGTTTACTTTTGGAAAAGCCCGCTTTGCATGTTTTTCTTTTTGCTCTGGTGTCAACGGATTCTTTTTAGGATCAGTTGAACGAGAAAGAACTATGCTAGAAGTGCCGCCGTTTTGTCTAGCAACTTTTCTCACAACATTATAAGCTTGTTCATGACCAGCAGTGGGTGGATTAACACGACCCCAAAAAAGAGTATGATGTCTTTCTGGTTCTGATGCTGGTGCTTCTGTTTTCTTAGTTTTCTTAGAAGCAGCAGTTGTTTTTGGCTCTGGTGCTGTCTCATGTTTTGCTTCGACTTGAATTGGGTCATTTGTGTTTAGAATTCTACCGACACTTTTATCTTTCTTTAACTTATAATGTTCACCAGAAGTTTTTGTTGAACCAAAGATGCCAGCACTACCAGCAGACTTTGCTCTTATTTGGAGTAGAGGAGTTTTTTCACCAGTTGTTGGATGTTGATGATAAAATCTCACAGAATTTCCGTTTACTTCAGTGCGAACATTTTTTGGATCATTTAAATATTCGTCATGTTGAGTTACAGGATGCACTGTCTTATGAGTAAAATCGCCATTAGTGCCGCCGCTGATAACTCTAGCGTGACGATAGCCAGTGGGATTTGCTCTCATTGCTTCTCTAAGCACGGAGACTTTTTTATCGTGATCCATATTCTCAAAGCCTTTGCTCCAAGAAGAAGAAATGTTTTTTAACATCTCGTCTCTTGTCTTGCTTTCAGCTTCTTTTATTTCTGGATTACTTTTAACTTCTGCTTTTATATCTTCTGTTGATTTTCCTCTTAGATGGGGAAATTGCTTAAACATTTTTTCTTTAGCAGAATTAACATGTTCGTCTGTAGAAGTTCCCAATGTTTTGTCAACATCAGCACGACCACCGTTGCTTACGGGTGGATCTTCGTTCTTCTTATCGGTTTTCTTTAAACTATAACCGCCAAATTTATCATCACCGCTTAAATGTGGATGATGAATATACAAATCAGAAGAATCGCCTTTTTGAGTTGCTGGAGTTCCTGTTAGTTTCTGAACGTCACCATGCTTAGAAGTCCATGCAACTTGTGTTTTACCTTTTTTCCATCTATTGCCTTCTTCATTTTTAATTTCGTCAGCAGCACCTTCTGCTTTTTTTGAAGCATCTTTATATTCTGGATTCTTTTCGTAATTTTTTCCATAAAGGTCTGTTGCTATTCTTTTGTGAGCGTCCTCGGCATTTTCTCTGCCATCATCAAATTCACGTGCGACAGCACCGTGCTTTTCTACTAAATGTTTGTGTACTAAAACTTCATGAAGAACACCTTCTTTATTTTGTTCTTTTTTTTCGCTGTCGTTTTTTTTTGCTTCAATCAATATGTCTAAAAAGCTTTTGAAGCTTTCGTTATGCCTTACGATATCTGGATTGATAACAACTTTATTTGGCTGTTCGCCAGTCATTGTTTTGCCGTCAAGTGTTTCGCTGCCTTTAGCAACAGCAAGTCTCTTTGCAATTTTGTCTAGAAAGCTTCCCATGTTATACCTTCTTACCTAATGTTCTTGACGCTCTAAGAATAGCACTTCTTGCTCTATTGCCAGCAGTGAAGCCACCTTCGCCACGATCTACAATCTTAAGACCACCAGCAACGAAACCTTCTGGCCCTGTTTCATTCCCGTCGATTTCGTGATGATAACCACCGTGTGCTGATTTACCTAAACCACGTGCAAGAAGATTAGTTGCTGCTTGAACGTGACCGTGAATCTTGAATGACTTATCAAATGCTTTCTTATTCTTATTTACGTGAGCCAAAGAAGCATTTAATTCTGCTTGCTTTGCGTCTTTTGATTTCTGTGTTGTTACGCCATCAATTCTCTTTTGATGATATCTCTTAAGATGCTCTTGATAGCCTTCTGTTGTGGGATGCTCACCACTTGATACAGTAGAGTTGATGTAACCGCGTAGAGTCTTTTCGTGACCAGCAAGATGATCATACGAATGATTTGACATAAGCTTCTGAGCTTGTGATAGATGCGATAACGCTTGTTTCTTCTTTACAGGATCAATACTGTGCTGTTCGTCATGCGAGACAACGTGACTGACCATATGAACATCAGGATGGTGACCAAACTCTGACGTATCTAAAACAGGATGTGCTTCTCTATTTGGGCCTTTCAACTCACTGTGAATGACTGTGCTTACCTTAGAATTTTGAAGCTTCTTACCTTCTTCTGTGTCTGTAGGTATAGAATACTTGATCGTATTAGGCTGATGGCTGATGCGGCCCTTGCTGACAGTTCTATCTGCTGGTGACGACATGTATCCGCCTTGGTATTCGCCTGGACGCTTCGGCAGCACTTTAGGAAGATGTTCTAGCAGCAACTTCAATGGATGTGCTAGATAGGGCTTGTGACCATGTTGTGCGTCGATATCTGCATTAGAATAATTGTAATGAGCGCCAGCGCCCTTGTACTTTACGCCTACTTTACCTGCCTTGTCACGAATTACCTGATACGACATTTTATCATCAATCTTACGTGTGATCGGAGTCGAGCCAGCAGCAGCGCCCCTGAGAACGTCAATTGCATGTTTAGCGGGTTCAGGACCGTCAAAAGTTCTGTCAGAAGGATGCTCAATGTGCTGAATACCACCGGTGTCGCCAGCAGGAGTCTTTACAGACTCAGATAGAAAAGACAATAGATTGATCATGAATTTGTCCTGTTGAGAGTTTTACGCTGCTTTGGTATTTATATAACACAAAAAGAAAGGGGGAGCAATAGCCCCCCCTCTCAAACAGGTCAAATTATACTTTTTACTTACAAATCGTGCTTGACCTTTACGCCAATCTGTGAGAATAGAGCATTAGACTTAACAGGATTAGCACCCTGTGTATAGCGATAATACTCTACGCCAGCGTTCCATGAAGGAAGAACTTCATATGAAACGCCAACAGCAACACGGGTTTCTTGATTGTTGAAGCCACGATGTTCAAAGCCATCACGATAGCGATAGGCTGTATCAACACTAAAGCCAGCGATTAGAGGACGGCTAGCCTTTAGCTCTACGCCGTACCAGTTGTAGTCGCCACCCTTAACAACAGTCTTGCCAGCAACAACTGAAGATGTTGAAGCTTCAAGAGCCTTGCCTAGCTGAACGTTGCCGCCTAGCGTTACGCCTAGAATTTCAGGCAAAGCAATCCCGACACGACCGCCGAGCTTTGTTGTGTTAGCGCCATCATTTGGCTGCTGCTTTGTTTCTACTCCAACACCATAGTTTAGGTTTGGGAAAACCTGAAAGAACGGAGCCTGATAGTCGAGAACATACTGAGAAGCTTGTGGTCCCTTACCTGTGCCAATGCGATATTCTGCCGACACTACGCTATCAGCAGCGAGTGCGGGAGTTACAGAGGCGAAAGCCACCGCGGCGGCAGCCATTAGAAGACGAGTCTTTGTCATGTGTGTTTCCTTTTTCTTAGTTAAAATGCCACGGTCTATCCATGGTAATGTACCAGATTTAAATCCAGTCTGGTTTCTCTCTTTTGGACCAGGTATGCAGATGTGCTTTACCGTTTTTATAGTAGTTGCGATAGTTAGCAACTGGGTCCGTAGATACTATATATGATTCCGCCATAGCTGACGGAGGAATCGTGAAGTCATATTCTTTCAAATTATACGGTGGAGATTGCAAAAGATAAGCTAAACCACTTGAGTTTACTTTATGATCTTTTTCGTATCTATACTTATATTCGTCAATAAGTCCATACATGTGTTCGACAAGCCACCAGTAGTTCTCAATAGACGATCTGCACCATTTTGCACACGGATGATTCATGTGCGTTGCACTATAAATTGTTTCGTTGCGACTATCGCCAAGAACCCAGACTTTCTTCTTACGAAACTTGCCGTCTTTCTCTAGAGTGACTTCGACTTGTAGACCGTCCATAACACGATGGGCAGTAGACAACAGTTGAGCCGACTCTAAGATCATCTTAACAACATGTTTGTTTACCATCATCTGCGCCGCAGAGCGCGGATCCTCATCAAGATAAAAGACGTTCATAGAAAATCAAAGCCTCCGCTGTCTATAGTGTAACACACATGCTTAATGTTAAATGTAGCAATAGCGCGAGCGCAACCTTCACAGGGCTTAGAAAGACCAGGTACAAAAAACTTCTTGCTGCCGTCGGGATACTTCATGCGGGAGATATAAAGCTTAGACTTGGAAATTATATCTGTACTGTGCTTGCGTAATCCATTGTATATAGCATCTGTCTCTGCATGAAGGTAGATAGCGTCATCATTGACTGCATATTTTTTCTGAAACGGATGTGTCTTATTTTTGTTAGTACCGATAGAAATTATTTCGTTCTTATAAACAAGAGCAGCAGCAACTCTAGCCTGTGCAAACGGCGGTACCGCTTCCGCTACTTTCGAAATAATTTTCATCACATCTTTGTCGTTCATTACAATTCACTATCCATCCCACAGAGGGATCATAATACGTTGAGCAGCTAATATAATATACATCATTTCTAATAAAGTCAATCATTTTTTCGCGGGTAGAAAAAACAAATTGTTTCATATATTAGCGACTCCACCATTTAGAACCAGTTATGCGAAACTCTTTCTTACCAGCGATAATTTCTTTAACGCCAGCGTGAGCAGAAGCCTTCACTTTTGCGTCTTGACGTACACCAGATTCCTCTACCTTACGTGCAAGTAGATCATACTTTGTACCGAAAAGATCACGCAGCACACAATTACGTTCAAGATCAACTCGGCGATCCCAAACGTCTATACGATTGCCGTAGTCAAAAGACTGAAGTGCAGTTAGATCAAAACCTGAAGTGTGAACATCAAAGTTAACACCAAGGCAATTAGTACGTGCATATGCTGTAATCATTATTTAGAATTCCTCAGTAGGATAGTCAATTTCTTCGCCATAACTATCATAATAACTTTCATCGAGATCAGTATTGATCAAAACATCACCAATGTGAATAATGCCGTCATTATTGTATGTACGGAAAGACTCCGTAAAGTCAATTACATTACCACATTCCAGATTTACAAGTTCTGATTCCGAAATGTTGCTAACAAGAATACAGCCGATAAGACCAGCGTCAACAGGATAACGGCGACCAGTATTATCCATGTATTCACCGTCGCCCCACTTTGTGCTATGCATAGCAAAGATGATGCCGCCGTCTTTAAGAACAAATTCACCCTCAAGGCACATACCGTGCCCTGCAGTAAGTGTTAGATCACAAACTTCGTTCCACTTATCGTGCATAACGTAGCACAAATCGCCGACATAGTATTTTCCAGCAGGTAGCATTGTGTAGTCCTCTTTATCAATTGAGAGACTATTATAGCATACTTTTACGTATTGTCAAGAACTATAACCTTAAGGAAATCAAGCACTTAGCCAAGAATTAAACTTTTTTGCAGATGATAGTCGTAATATTCCTTGATTACCTGCTGTGCCGGAGCTACCCAATCGTCTCTTTTCTGAATAAAGACTTGTGGTAGATCGTCCTCTACGGCTATGATGATCACTAGATTAGGTATTGCAATACCAGTTCTTTCTTCAAACATAACAGCATAACACGCCGTTTGCATGAAGTAATCGCTGATCCATTCTTGCTTCTTAGGTTTACTAGAAGTCTTGAAGTCAACAATGCTTTTCTTGCCGTCAAATCGACCGATGCAGTCAACACGACCAGCAAGACCTAGATACTCAGAGTACAATGCAGACTCAACAGAATATAGATCATCAAGTCTATCACGTAAGATCGGATAGATAGAGCCAAACATATCCACAGTGATAAAATCTGCGCCAGCTAGATAGTTTTCTTTGTTCAACAGAAACGCTTCACAGATGTTGTGGACTCTCGTACCACGTGCTGCTGCTTTACGTGATATTCTGTTTGCTTCTTCTTCGCCTACACGTTCACGCCATGCGAGAAGAGATTCCTTCTTTTTCCAACCTAGAACAGTTGTTACAGAAGGAATCTTTCTCCCATCTTCTAGTGCATAGAACCTACCGTTCGGCGTGTCCTGACTTTGTAAACGGTACGATTCTGTTATGAATTGGTGACGGAACGGCTTGACTTGTCTCATATCTCTCACGCTTGATGATGTACTCTTTTACTGTGCTGCTTCTTACTATATCATTTATATTAAATTCCACAACACCAAAGCTATTCATTGTTGATAAGATTTTAATGAACTTGTGAAATCCAGACTGTTCTTTTCTTAGATCGTTTTGACTACAATCACCGCAGAAGATGATCTTGCAGTTATCTCCTACTCTTGTGATTACAGAGTGAAGTTCTTCATCTACCATGTTTTGGAATTCGTCAACAATGACGATACAATCTCTGAGAGTTGTACCTCTGACGAATGAAGAGGTGATAAACTCTATAATGCCTTTTTGTTTTAGAAGCCCATAAGCATCAGCACGGTGTAATACTTCTGAACAAATAGCATAATACGGAGCTTCATATACTAACGCTTTTTCTTTGCTTGTGCCTGGCAGAAAGCCCATGTCTCTAGTTGGAACTACCGATCTTACAATCACTACTTTTTTATATTTAGATGAACCAGTGATTACTTCACTTAGAGCGAGATACAAAGAAACGAAAGTTTTTCCTGTACCTGCTGTACCATATAGCAATAAATTTTTACCGTGCAGATATTCTTTGAATGTTTTTTTTTGATTCTCTGTTATCGGTAATATATTTTCTAGCGATAGATTATTTTTTTCTTCGTATGACCTGTTGAATTGTGAAGTGCGACGATCTCTTCTAGAAACTCTTTTTGTCATGAGTAACCCTGTGAGTTGTTGTTAATTCACAAGCACATTATTTTGTGTTGATAGTACTCCGTCCTAGTCTGTAACCTCCGTTATGTTTCTTTTTGATTTCTTTAAGAACATCATTGAAGCCATTATCAATCTTTAGCCCACCACCAAGTCCACGGCCGCTGTGTATGCCAGGGAAACCGTTGACTAGTCTTTCGATGTGGGGATTTTCTTCAAGATATTTGTCTGCCGCAGAGATGCCCATCCATTCGAGCCACTCTTTTTTTGTATTGTTATCTCGGAACAAGTATTCGGGCATTATATCTCCTTGATCAATTACTTAGTGTTTTTTAGAACGGCGGACCAGCAGATTTAAGATAGTCAATAATCTTTTCTGGAGAAGTCTTGCCATATGGATCAGTCTCGCAGTTGTCAGACATGCCAGGTTCACTGAACATCTTTTCTACGTACATGTTGTCAACAACCATGGCGTAGCGCCAGGAGCGTTCGCCAAAGCCTAGATTGTCTTTAACAACAAGCATACCCATCTCATAAGTGAACAAGCCGCTGCCGTCAGGAATCATCTTAATGTTCTTGATACCTTGATTATGCGCCCAGGCGTTCATAACAAAAGCGTCATTAACTGATATGCAATATACTTCATCAACGCCAAGAGAACGAATTAGATCGTAGTTGCTCTCAAAGCCGGGCACTTGATACGTTGAGCAAGTGGGTGTGAAAGCCCCAGGTAGAGAGAACACAACTACACGCTTGTTCGCAAAATAATCTTCTGTAGTTACGTGTTCCCAACGATATGGATTAGGACCTTCTACAGACTCATCACGCACACGGGTCATGAAAACAATCTGAGGAATGATCATACTTTCATTTGGTGTATATGACATAATATAATTTCCTATCAGTCTGCGTTACGAGTTACAAAGTTCATACGAACCTTTTCGGGATTAAAGAATACGTTGATCGTATCAATAACATCTTGATTATCAAATGGCTTGCAAGAGAACACATCAATGTAGGCAGAGCCGTTTAGATCAACAAAATGGCCTGAAATGTTGCTAGTCTCAATCATCTGACAGAAACTAATTCCTGCCTTATCTGGATCGTGTGTAGCAAAATGTTCAATCATCGGTTCGCCAAAAGCAACCATGTCAATCTTCTGTACAAGATGCCGAACGAAAGCGCCAATATCTTCCTTGTTCTTAATTGCGTCTTTATCACAATTGCTGCAATCTAGCATCAAGTGGTAACCCCAATACGTCATTGTATTCTTTCCTTTTCTATTTAAAATTAATAAGTGTCGTAGTCGTCTTCTTCATTCGTGAGGCTGATTAGTTCCTCAACGTTTTTACTTCGCAATGCGGTAGTGATCCGCTTTTCTTTCTTGCGGTTCTTGTACTCGTCTGCGCTATATGCATCGTATGCTTCATCGTCTTCTTCGCGGATGAAATTGCTGTTAAACTTCTTACTCTTACCCATTGTACTGCTCGTTAATTACCCTTTAATTAAGTTTGGAAAAGTTTCTGCTACAAGCTTCTTTGTGATACCCTTATATGGCATCTTCTTATCCTTGACTGCAAGAAGAAGCTTTGCGTCTTGCGGATCAAGCGATTCTAGTACACCTACAAAAAGAACTTCTTTCTTTAGCTGAGGCAACTTACTGTTCGGATCAAGGAACATAGCAATCTTACGGACACTGTTGTACAACATACCCTGTTGATCTAGATACTCGCACGGCTTGTACGGAGGATCACCCTCGGGCAGTTGAAACTTAACATTAGGATCAAACGCAAGTTGCAGCATAGCAATCACGCCTTGATTCTTAGACTGTTGTGCCAGCAAGTCTTTGCGCTTCTTAACATCTTTCTCTTCTGAGATATTGCTCAGAATTTCTGATACAGACCTAATCATACACGTACTCCATTAAAATTCATTGATATTTTCCATCAAGTTCTTGAGTTTATATTCGATAAAGTAATTGAAAATCTTACTACGATCAGCCTTCTGCGTATTGTATTGATTAAGAGCTTCAGTAGCAATTTCTGTAGGCACAAACTCCAGATCAATCAACTGCTGATTACGCTTATAGTTACGTAGCATAATCTCATTGCAGAACTGCTCTGGCTCTTGAAGAATCCAAGTAGAAAGTTTCTTAGCTGTAACAGGAGTCTGACGAATGCCCATCACTAGGCAATTGTCTGCTGATAGGAAGTTGGGAACACCGTCGCCTTGATCGCCACGAATGATATGCTCTTTGAGAAACAAATCGGGATTCGTGCAAACAATAAACTTCTTTTGTGTGGGACTGTATTGCTTAACATTCGGATACTTTTGCAACTGAGAGAAGTCCTTGTCGCCAGACAGGATCAAAATCTTTTCTCTAGTGTAAAACTCCTTAGTTAGTGTTGCAATAATGTCATCGGCTTCTGCATGTTCGACACGAATAACTCGGTACGGCAGATAGTCACGAATTTCATCTCTCAACTTATTTAGTGCGCCGAATAGAGCGTTCCAATCAAGTTCAGATGCTTCACGATCTTTCTTACGATTAGCCTTGTAGTAGGGATAAATCTGCTTGCGCCAGTAGTTCTTATCATCACAAGCAATTACCATTTCTCCGTAATCAGAGAACTTTACTTTGTTTGAACGGAGAGAGTTAAGCACCATGTGGCGCAACACATCTTCCTGAAGTTCAATATTCTTGTGATTACCAATCTGCATCATCAGAGTGGATATCATCACTTGGTTTAGGTCTACGATAATCATGATCTAGTTAATCCTTAATTTAAAACATATCATAGCACCATTTCAGGCGTTTGTCAAGTACTTTTTTCTTCTTCGGTACTACCATCGTCAATATCAATCATTTTTTGTGCTGCTTCTTGCATAGGATGATGCTCACCCATGTGTTTATAGACAGCAGACCGAATACCTTCTGTTACCAGAACTACATCTTTCTGGTAAATTTCGTCAGAAAAATCAAACCCTACCATGTTCAATTGCACAAAGAGATCGGTTGTTACCTCTTCTACCACACCAAGCGCAAAATCTAGTCTAGCTTTTTTATTTTCTTCTCTTAATTCTTCTAAAGAAAGTTTTGCCTTTCGACTCATTTTCTTCTTAGGAAAATCTACGATGTTAGATGCGATTTTTTCCACGAAACCTCCTGGTGCTGGAGACAAGTACATTATTACTTATCTACAGTTAGACTTTGGAGAAGTGCAATCCATTCGGGAGCTTTATTCACCCAACTATGAATACGATCAACTTGAATCTTCTGAAGTCGCAAGTCACCGTCAACAGCTTCACGTTGATCACGCATAACAACAATAGCTTGCTGAAGAATCTGATACAAGCCGTTAGCATGTTGATTCTTGTCTTCATTCCACTGATACATCCAAGTCAAGCCCATAGAAGTCTCAGTTAGCGCACCGTAGTTAGGATGCACACAGAGTAGACCAGCAGACATGGCTTCAATCAGTGATAGACAGGATGTTTCTTTCCAGATGCTTGGGTAAGCGTAGATATCAGAATTCAACAGTGCTGTACGAACTTCTTCATTAGAGACAGCGCCGTGATAGTTAATCTGTGGATGTTCTTTGCACATATCAAAGATGGGCTTATACGCCTCATCTCTTGCTGCCCAGTTCTCGCCGTAGAGATTAAATGAAGAGTACACATCTAGTGTAATGTCTTTGTGCTGCTCGGCAAGCTTCACAAACACTGGCACAAGTAGTTCTAGACCACGATGCGGTGTAGTGTGATAGATGAAGCGAATCTTATCGCTCTTTGTACGTTGCGACACCTCAAAAGGTTCAATAGCGTTCTTGATTACAGTAGACTGTGCATAGGTAACGCCGCGCACTTCATTGTACTTTTCCATCTGCCAGTTTGAAACAAAAACAAACTTATCAAACTTCTTACGAAACATTGGATCGCTAAGACGGGAAGACTCTGGATCTTCTGGTAGATCATGTGCATAGAAAATCTTCTTACGCTCAGGATCAAGTTCTCTAGCGCGAGAGAAAACAATCTGAGTCCTCTCTAACAGTTCACGTGGAATTGTGCCATCGTAAATTTTACGCTGCATCAACTCTGTACCACCGGAAGAGTTCTTGTTTGTCTCATTCGTTTCAATAAGATCATAATTGTTTTGCATTATTTTTCTTCCTGTCCTTCAATGTTTTCGTAATAAAGCCTAGACATTTCTAGACATAGAGACATAACAGCCAGTGGACTCAACTTGTAAGCAATGTTGAGTATAATCCACTTAGCTATGATTGCTCTAAACCTAGAAATGCCAGTCAAATGTTGAATCATTAGATTGTTTCTGGTAGAATCTTAAACTCAATAACGCTAGACTTGCGGAACGAGCGCCAGCCTTTTTCTTCCAAGTCCCACACAGCAATAACTTCTGTGCTTACTTTGCGCTGTACGTGTTCTTCTAGATCAGTCTGCTCTGGCAACATCTCTGCACGAAGAGTGCAGCGCATATCGCGAAGGGTGCCGTCTTTCTTTTCAAATTGAACAAAGCAGATATTGTTCTTTAGGTTATCAAGATAATAGTCCGTATTACTCTGCGAGATATCTTGTAGGGTCATTGTTTTTAAGCCTTTCAACTAGATCATTATATCCACCCACATATTGTTCGTCTTGAAAAATCTGTGGAACTGTTCTTGCACCGGGAACAACTTCTAGCAACATCTCAGTTGTTACATCCCGTCCTACTTCTAATTCTACATATGCTAGACCTTTAGACTCTAAAAGCTTCTTAGCTGATACACAATAAGTGCAATTAGGTCTGCTATAAATTTTAAACATCTTTTCTCCTGTTTATAAAACTAAGCTTGTCTTTTTTTGACCAGCTCGAAAGATAGTCATTGTCTTCATCAAATAGTTTTAGATATGTTTTCTCATTGATATCGTGTGTAGATAGAACACGTTCATCAACATGAAGCTGCGAGAACTCATGCCGTTCTTCATTACTAATTATAGTCTCTGCTTCTTCTTTACTTTCTGCTTCTACAACATATCGCATACGAAAATAAGACAATGCTTCAACAAGATACGTTTTCTTACTCATTATTTTTTAGTTCTTTTTCCACTGCACCGTAAAGTAGATTGTGAATGTTGAGGTAATTACATTCCATGCCTACAATATAGGCATCAGGTCCAAAACCAAACACATCATAAAGAACACCGCGAAAACTTCTACGATCTTCAACATCGCCTTTATGTATGCGCTTGACAACTGAATAGAAAGCCATCAACTGTTCATCGTAAGTTAATTTGTTCCAGAAATTATCACAGTCATATCCATAAGTTTCTGCCGCCTCTTGCATCTGAGCAGCCAGCACTTGAGACATTTCAAACATTTCTTCTGTTGGATTTTTATCTGTCATTGAAACTTTTCCATATTCAAGTATCCACCATCACGCAAGGCACGAATAACACCAAGAGCAATACCAAAATCATTGCGGCCAGTCTCTTT